ATTACCTGAACCCGATTCGTAAACGCAACGCAATGTAGCGAGTACAATAGATTGTTTTACATTCAATGAGGATAGAGGGTCATTAAGGAATGAAGATGGTGCAAGTGGGTATGATGAACCAGCAGTAACAGGACTTCCTATTTCCCATCCTATTGAATTATTATCATTATCTGAATTAACATAAATTACTACTAATGCTTCTTGACCCGAATTTAGTGCGGTGGCTGAACCAACCTTATGTGCGCTTGTAGAAATAAGGTCTATGTCTGTATTTGAACCTCCGAAGGCAAACATTACACCGTCTATAACAGCATAACCACCTAACACATTTACCCTGAAATGAGAACTTGATGCAACACCATTTACTCGACCTGCCAAGTTAATTGGATTGTTTCTATCCCCATCCCCCTTTGCAGTATCTTCTTCAAGGATAATTCCATTTCCATGTATTCCTTCGTATGCATTTGTTATACTGGGACTGATGATTGGTTCCCCATCAAATAACCCATCTTCTATTGTAGGAGTGCTTAGACTCGTATGAGTCGTTAATGTCATATTCTTTTTTGTATGTCCTGATAACGGATTACCTGTCATTATGCCACCTCAATTGTTATTTCAATTTTCACTTCATTAGAATTATTTTTAGTAATTGGTTTAATGGTGAATCTACTTACAGGAGTAAAACTCGTTGTACCCCTTGTTTGAATGTATACTTCCTTTATGGGTTCAGTAAAGGTTTCTGTGTGTGGAAGTGTTGCCTCTATTAGAAGTGTCCCGTCATCTACTATCGTAACCGTAGGTGTGAGTGTGATGGCAGGTCGCCCCGCTGAACCATCGTCGCTGGTCGCTGGTGTACCATCAAATCCCAAGACAACTTCATTGATGTTATCTCTAATGGTTTCGATGAGTAAGCGGCGTATGTGATTACTTATTGGCATTACACTCCACCTCTTCCAATCAGGAATTTGCTACTCTTGTTTCCACCCATAGGTTCGCCCCTTCCACCAACTGTTCCTCTCGATGTACCACCAATAAGAATTGCGGTACTCATAACCTTATTTTCATATATTTCAGCATGGATTTTAAGTTCTACTTTTCCGAACATTGCCAAATTGACATCCGTTATCTGGAAGATATTTTCAGGATTAATGTTATTTGCTTCTACAGTAAACCCTTCGTTCAACGATTGCAAAATACCTTCAAGTCCAACGTCTATATTCATTAACGATATATCACTTTTCATAGCAAAGGGTTGATGTCTAATTTCAGTAATTATTTTATTCTTACCTTCATGTATAACCGTCATACCGGGTCTTAGTCCTAAACCAGAATAACTGTTTGAAATTGTTTCAGCACCTTTCATTAAAGACTGACCTCGTAGAATTTTTCGAGCAACTCTCTTTGCACTATTTTTATTTCGTACAGTATGGTCTACGAATGGTGCTGTTAGTTCTCGCACGTCGTTTGTTTGTGATTCCGCATCGTCTACAGTTACTATAACCAAATCATTCAATGCCATAGGAATACCCTGTACTGTAACTCTATTCGCTGAATTGTCAATTGGATTTTTACTTTTTCCTGAACTATATGAGTTTGATATATCAATTGTATTTTCACTAAACGAAATTGGTACATACAGTAAATTTCCAAATGTATCTAACAGAACCATTCGCCCATCGTGTCTTGCAATGTATCGCAACGCTGTAAGTAAATTTGTGTTATTGAAATTTTGCCCAATAAATCTTGTACTGTGATTTCTTTTCTTTGTAACGACTGATTCATGGCGACCAATGTTCATACTTGTAATACCTGTATCTACTGATTCTGCTAATTTTATGGCTAAGTCTGTTGTTCTTAATCCAATATCGAGAGGCTGTCCCATTTTCACGGCATCATGAGTAAATCCTATGTCATCAAGAGTACGACTTTTCATATTCTGTAGATGCCCAAAAATTCCTATTGTACTATCTTCTATAGATTTTAGAACTAAACGTTCGGAAGGGCGCAGTTCATTGTATAGAAGGATTGGAATGTTGCTTGAAGATAAACTTTCACCATTAAAATATGGCTTACCGGTGTACTCATGACCGGGTGTTTGAGCGTGTGTAATCTGTACTCCTGATTCACCCTCAACAATCTGATACGATGATTGAGGCATAACCTGTAGTGTGCGGGTATTGCTTTTTTCTACAGTAATCTTTGGCTTCGATGAAGTTTGTACGCTTACACGAGCATGATGAACAGCATTGTCAACAAACACGGGCTTACGTACATGGCTCATGACTTCACTAACATCGGTGTTAAACCGACCAGTAGTAGTATTTTTTATGACGGTCATTCGTCAACCCTCCCTAAGCCACCCGGCCAAGTATTGACTGTATCACCCATACCGGGAACCATAACGAGCCTTTCGGGTGGAATGTCGCCATAGATGAAGGCTTCAGCGTCCTCATTCTCATAACCTTTATCACGAAACATTCCCATTGATTCGTCTAAAGGCATACGAACACCTACTGTTCTGTGCGGGTTATCCCTGCCATAACTGATTACCGATGGGCCAAAACCCATCATTTCCAACATTTTTTTGTGATTTCTCACAGAAGATGGACTTCGTTGCATTGCTGGCCGAAACCAATTCCCTGTGTCTCCTTCTTCAAAGTTAAAGGGTATGATGTGGGGTTGTTTTTCCCTAAACGCTTTTTCCCAATCTAAAGCATTAGGAGAAGGAGGTTTACCTGTCATACCTTGATGGACAAACGACTCGTAAGGTTGTGTGTGCTTTTTGTCAAAGTCTTGAAAACGAACTCGGTCGTTCATCCTACTGTCTATGGTTGCTTGAGTGGGTTGACTGGAAAGCATCGTCATCGGCCCATACGAACTCGGAAAGTCGGGGTGGAACTCACCCAATTCGGATTGGCGTAAAGCCTTGAGAAAGTTCCACGCCTTCTCAAATATCATATCAAGCCCTCAACAGTTCCATCGCTTCAAGGATGCTCCCTTTGGTGTGAGTTTACCACCTTTGCTGGTCGGGCCTTTGACACCCGACATGCGAGCGCAAAACGACTTACGACGCTTTGCTTTCTTTGAACCGGGCTTGAGTTTACTTGGTTTGGTTGTCACGGGAGGTTTGAGGTTTGCACCACTCTTACGCTTGGCGGCGGCACGACCTTTAGCGTTCAAGCCACCCTTTCGATGATGTTTGTTAGGGTTATAACCGTGAAACGGCTTACTCTTCTTTTTTGCTTTCATTAATGCAAATGCATTTTCCATAGGAGTACAACAATCACAAAAGTCGTAATCCATCATGAGCCATCACCTGTGTGGTCTGATGTGTTGTAGGTTACATCTCCTTTATGTCCTTTAGGGTGCAGGGCTTGTGAGAACCGTGGGAGTACGGTAAAGTCCATGCGCTTTACCTTCTCATCACTATCAATACGAGAACGCCTTCTTGGTGCATCAGAACGATAATGTTGCAATGTATTTTCACTTATGACGAGTCTTGTAACTTCATTATTGAGTAATGAAGAATCGAATGACGTATCACTTATTCCAATAATCTTCGGTCCTTTACTGATAGGGACAGTATCACTCGCTGAAACCTTCATCACATACGCAGGTGCATAGGGTGGATTGGAATCAGGATTTGTTCCTCTTATGTAAAGACCTGATGTTGCTCTCCCGTTACTGGTTTCATACAAGAATAGACCATACTTTCCACCACCAGTAGCGGAGAAGTAATTCGCACCATATTGCGGGGATGACGAGTGAAGTGCATTGTTAGGTCTAAAAATTTCTACGTGTTGCTTGTCAAGTAGTCTTACTGTTCTAAGCATATACGTGATAGTTTTATCTGTATAGTTTGTTTGAGAAGTACCTACAAATGTGCTTGTTGCATACGGATTACTACTATGTAGATTCGGAGGTCCAAATGTAAGTGTTGTATTTGCATTAGTAGCAGTTGTATTAGCACTAAGAGTGAAACATGTAGCGTTATTTATAGCGGCTACTGTGGCACTTGAAGGAATACCAGTACCAGTTACCGTCATTCCTACTACTAATTTAGCAGTAGAATCCATCGTGATATGCCTTACACTCGTAGAAGAACCATCAGACAATCCTGATGAGTGATTCGTATCGCAAGTAGCATCTGTAAACGCA